GCCCCGCCGCCCGGCGAGCCGCCGGCCCCGGGTGCCGACCCCGACGCCGAGGCCGACGCGGACATCATCGCGCAGGCCCAGGCCGTGCTCGACCTCGCGGCCGATGAGGACGCCGACCCCTCCGAGGTGGTCATGGAGGCCCTCGACCTCGCCCGCATGGTCGGGGAGCGGGCGTGAACTACGACCCGCCGCAGGGTGCGCGCCGAGCCGCCCAGCGGGGCCTCGACCTGCGCAAGGCTGGGCACCGCGGGGGCACGGCTGAGGGCGCGCGGACGGCCGGGGCGCTCGTGAAGGGCGAGGTGGGCGAGACGCTGGCGCGCAAGCTCGTGCGGTGGTTCGCGCGGTTCGGCGGCGCCAACCTCGACGAGGCCCGCCGCAAGCCCGGATGGGGCTCCACGTCGGACCCGTCCCCGTACTACGTCGCATGGCTCCTGTGGGGCGGCGACTCGGGCCACGCATGGTCCCGCCGACTGCGCAGGGAGTTCGCCGATGGCGACGACGGCTGAGACGCGGCGCCGTGCGGTGGACCGCTACGCCCGGCGCTACCGGGTCGTGTGGCGGCGCCTGCTTGACGAGGCCCTGGGCCGGTACCAGCGGCGCGTCGAGGTGGTGCTGGGCCCCCAGCGGGCCGTGCGGCGGGTGCTCTCGGCCTCGGACCTGGAGCGCATCCTCGCGGCCCCCGAAGAGGTGGCCCGCTTGCTGGAGGACTTCCCCCGCGACCTCATCGAGCAGGCCCTCCGCGAGGCCGCGCGCCGCGAGCTCTCCGCGCTTGGGCTGGCTGCCCTCATGGACGCTCTCGACATCGTGCGGGCGGCCGACCTCCACCTGGGCCGCATGGTGGTCGCCGTCTCGGACTACACCCGTGAGCGGGTCGGCGTCGTCGTCTCCGAGGGCATCGACCGCGGGGCGTCCATCGCGGACATCCAGTCGGCGCTCCAACGTGACCCCGGCTTCTCGCCCATGCGCGCCCTGCGCATCGCGCGCACCGAGTCGGCCCGCGCCGTGGCCGAGGGGGCGCAGATGGCCTATCAGCAGGCGGCGATGGACGGGGTTGACTTCGAGCTCGAATGGAGCACGGCCGGCTTCAACGAGCGACCCGAGCACAAGGCGCTCGATGGGCAACGGGTTGCGCCCGGCGGTCTCTTCGTGGTACCCGTGTCGCTGAGAGGCGACCCGGCCTTGACGGGGCGCACCGCACCGGGGCCGACGCTGTTCAACGTGGCAGCCCTCGACATCAACTGCCGCTGCACCCTGCTCCCCATCGTGAGGGACTGATGCCCGTCTATGCCCGCGTCATCGCTGCCCCCGGCGCCGCCCTTCTGGAGCTCGCGGCCCGGTCCGCCCGCAGCATCGGGGCGATGGCCGAGGGCGCGCGCCTCTCTGAGCGGGATGTGGTGCCCTACGTCACCCGCGGCGCGGACTGGGCGACCCTGACCGCCATGGGCGAGGCCGTGGGCCTCGGGCAGCGGGACCTCATGGGGCGGGCCGCGATGACCGTGCGCTCGGTCATGGAGGATGACGAGCCGGACGGCCGGTACCCCTTCGTGATGTCCGATGCTGCCCCGGACCGCGCCCGCGACATCGTCCAGCAGGACTGGGACCTGCGCGAGTTCGAGTCCAACCCCGTCGCCCTGTGGGCGCACGACTACAGCCAGCCGGCCGTGGGCACCTGGGAGGGCGTGCAGGTCCGCGAGGGCCGCCTTCAGGGCGTGATGGTGCCCTACCCCACCGCCTCGTACCCGCTCTCGGTCACCGTGGCCGAGCATCTGCGGGCGGGGGTCCTGCGCACCTGCTCTGTGGGCTTCGTGCCGGCCAACGTCCAGTGGCGGGGCTCCGAGGCCCTGAAAGGCTCCGAGCTCTATGATGAGCGCGGCGGGCTCGTTTTCATGGCCCCGCGGCTCATGGAGTGCAGCCTGACTCCCCAGCCGATGAACCCGAGGGCCGAGGCCCAGCGGTCCATCCCCCTGACCCCGGCCGAGACGGTGCGCGCCGCCGTCCAGACGGCCCGGGGCGACCTCTCCACGCTGTTCACCCCGGCCCCCGATGATGGGGGCCTCTCCGCACTGTTCACCGCCCGCAGGGGCTAAGAGGAGGGCTACCATGCCCGCTGACATCAACAGCATGGCGGACCTCAACGCCTATGCCAAGGCCAACACCGCTGACGTCGAGCTCACCAAGCGCACCCTCGCCGAGCAGCAGCTCATCATCGACCGCCTCGCGGCCGACCTGAGCGACACCCGCAAGGCCCTCGCCGCCCGCGAGGCCGCCGCGGACACCGCGCCCAGCCTCTCCGACAGCGACCGCGACCTCGCGCGCTTCATCGTGGACGGGAAGGTGGTGGCCCGGTCCTACGACAAGGCCGACCCCCGGCCCTCCGCGCGGCGCCTCCTGGGCCTCCTGGACAGCAAGCCCACCCACGAGTGGCAGGCCGCGTTTCAGCGCGCCCTGGAGGACCACACCCTCGCGGTGACCGCCATCCACGGCGCGCAGGCTCTCTCGGACTCCGAGATGATGCAGCGCGGCTGCAAGCCCACCTACGAGGCCATCCAGGCCGTCTGGCGCACCGCCCCGGCCGCCATCCGCCGGGCCTTCGACACCGCGACCGGCTCGGGCGGCGACTTCATCCCGACCCCCCTCCTCGCCTCGCCCATGTGGCAGGTCGAGGAGTACGACCCCGACGGCCTCCTGAGCCTCTTCCCCGAGACGGCCATCCCGTCCAACAGCATCGAGCAGCCCCTCGGGACGCAGTACCCGGTCCCCTTCAAGCTGGTGGGCCAGACCGGCAACAACCCCTCCGCGTTCCCGAAGTCCAGCGTCGGCACCGACAAGCTGACCATCACGGCGACCGGCCTCGTGTGCATGGTCCTCATGCACGAGGACGCCACCGAGGACAGCATCGTCCCCGCGCTGCCCTTCATCCGCGAGGCGCTGACCCGCTCCCTGAGCATCGGCGAGCGGCTGTGCGTCGTCAACGGCGACACCACCGCCAGCCACGGCGACACGGGGCTCGCCAGCTGGGACCCCCAGGGCATGTTCGGCGCGGCCGGCTCCGGCGCGGACCACTACCTCCGCGCGTGGCTCGGCCTGCGGCACCTCGCCCTCGACCAGAGCAACAGCGTCGACCGCAGCACCTTCAGCCTCTCCACCTTCGGTGAGGACCTCGCCAGCCTCCAGGGCCCGCGCGGCGGCCGCGGCGACGTGGTCCTGCTCACCAGCTGGCAGGGCTACGTGAAGAAGCTCGTGACCATGAGCGGCATCGTCTCCGCCTCGGACTACGGGAGCAACGCCCCCATCCTGCGCGGCGAGGTCGCCAACATCATGGGCGTCCCGGTCATCCCCACCGACGCGCTGACCGCCGACCTGACCGGCGCCGGCATCTTCGACGGCGTGACCATGACCAAGACCGCGATGCTGCTCTTCAACCGCCGCCTGTACCAGCGCTTCGTCCGCGTGGGCACCTCGGTGGACATCCAGCGCGACATCACGGTCGGCGGCACCTACCTGCGGGCGCGCAACCGGCGCACCTACCAGGACATGGCCAAGGCCGGCCAGAAGTGGGCCCGCCTCCTCGTCAACATCTGACCCCCTCTCGCCCCCCTGGAGGCTCCCATGTCCTTCGTGACCCTCTGCTTCCCCCTGGACCAGAGCACCGCCGGCACCGCCGAGACGGTGTACCAGACCATCCCGACCGGCGGCCCGGCCAAGTTCCGCGTCGTCGGCGCCACGTTCCAGCCCGACACCAACCGCACCGCCAACGACACCGACTACGCCACCGTGGCGGTCAAGGTCGGCAGCCAGTCCCTCGGCAGCTTCACCACGCAGACCACGGGCAGCGGCGGCAACGGCAACCTCGTGGCCGGCACCGCGGTCGCCTTCAGCCTCACGAACGAGGAGGGCTATCCGCACACCGCCGGGTCCTCCCACGTCAACGTGGCGGTGACCAAGGCCGGCTCGGGCGTCGCCATCACCGGCATGGTGACCGTGCTGCTTGAGGCGGTGCGCGCGTGACCGCCGCCCCCGTCATGGACCGGGCCCTCCGCTCGCCCATGGCGGGGGCCTCCGCTTCCGACTCGGCGATGCTCGGCCTCATTGAAACCGGCGCCCTCGATGCGCACCTCTCCGAGCTCGCCATCGCCCCCACCGTCTCCCCGGCGGTGCGGGCCCTCGCTTACGCCCGTCTCCGCGCTCTGGAGGCCCGATGCCGGTCGTGACCGCTGCGCAGGTCCGCGCCGTCATCCGGGGCCCCGTCTCGGCCGACGACACCATCATCGGCACGCTGGTGGACCGGGTAGACTCGGCCCTCGCGGCGTGGCTCAACTTCCCCGTGCCCGACAGCGGCACCCGCACCCTCGGCGCGGCCACCTACACGCTCTACCCGGGCCCCCGCGCCATCGACCGGGACCAGCCCGCCATCCTCGCGCTGGCCGTGGCCCCGGTCATCTCGGTGACCTCGGTGCACATCGACCCTGACCGGGTCTACGGGTCCGCCGATGAGGTCACCAGCGGCTACCGGGACCTCGACGCCGCAGCGGGGCTCATCATCCTCCGCGACGACAGCCCCTTGGCCTGGGCCCGCTCCCTGCGCGCCAACAAGGTCGTGGTCTCGGCCGGGTGGGCGACCCTCCCGGGCGAGCTCGCCCACGCGGTCATCCTGCAGGCCGCCCACTGGCTCGCTCACTCGACCGCGGCCGGGCGGACCTCCAGCGACGACGGGCAGACGCGGGTGGACCTCCTGAGCCTTGACCTCTTGCCCGAGGTCAAGGCCCTTGCCCGGCCCTACCGCCTCGTAGAGCCATGACCCCGCGGCAGTTGGCCGACCGCCTCCAGTTGGCCGCCGGCGGGGCCCTCCGCGCTGAGCTTGAGCGCCGGCTCCGGGGCTCAGCCCTGCGCATGGAGGCCCAGGGCAAGGCCAACGCCAAGGCCCGGATGCGCGTCCGCACCGGGCACCTTCGCAACAGCATCGGGGGCTTCGTCGCGGCCGAGGGTGCCCCCGTCGGCGGCATCGGCCCCGTCCAGTCGGGGGCCGACATCCTCGTGGGGGTGCGCGCCGGGGGCGTGTTCATCCAGGGCGCCGAGGTCGTCTACGCCGGCATCCAGGAGCGCGGGGGCACCATTCGGCCGCGCCGGGTGAAGTGGCTCGCCATCCCCACGGCCCGGGTGATGACCCCCGGCCCCGAGGGCCCGACGACGGCCCGGTATGCCTCGCCCCGCGACTACCCC